GCATGAGCTTTGTGATCGCATCCGAAAAGGTCGGCAAGATCGGTGAACCATACACGCCAAAAGACGGCATAAACGTTGACGCACTTTTGGCAGGCGGTTTCATCATAGAAGCATCAACCACAGAAGCGGAAAAACCTGCTAAAACTAAACCTAAGAAAGCATCCAAGGAGTAACCATGGCAACTAGCACCTATCTCTCAAACCCAGTCGTAACCGTGAACAGCGTTGACCTCAGCGATCAATGCACAGGCGCAACCGTCAACATCAACGTTGATCAGCTCGAAGCAACCGCATTCGGAGACACCGCTCGCAAATACGTTGCAGGCCTCGGCTCAAGTTCAATCACACTTGACTTCTATGCCAGTTTTGCCGCCTCAGAAACTTGGGCCAGTTTAAATGCCCTAGTCGGCACAAGCACGACCGTCATCGTTCAACCAGCTACTGGTGCAGAATCTGCAACCAATCCAAAGATGACCCTCACGGGCACATTCTTGGCCACGTTGCCAGTTGTCAACTCGCTTGGTGCTCTTGGCACAATTAGCGTTACGTTCAACGGCGGCGTTTACTCAACAGACGTCACCCCATAATCTGACCGCGCACCGGTCCGACACGAAAGCGAGACAAGATGAAACTGCACCTTAAAGTGACAGAAGAAGGTAAAGACCCATACGAAGTGACGACCAACCTCGTCACACTTGTTGCATGGGAAAGGCGCTTCAAACGCAAAGCATCAGACATGGCAAACGGCATTGGTGTTGAAGACCTTGCGTTTTTAGCGTGGGAAGCATCAAAGCAAGCAAAGATTGTTGTGCCAGGAGAGTTTGACAAATACATTGCCAAGCTTGAATCGGTAGAAGTGATTGCAGAGGAACTGGAAAACCCTACCCACGCGGAACTCACAGAAGGCTCCTAGCAGAACTGCTAGTTGCCATTTCGTGGGCTCCGCGCTTTTACGAGGAAGAGTTTGACACCGCCGACTTACTTACTGTCACTACTGTGTTAGAGGAGAAGAACAGGAACAAGTGACATGGCGAAAACAGGTATTCAGGTTTATGGGGTTAAAGAAGACCTCAAAAGGCTGAACAAACTTGCCCCAGATTTGCGTAAGCAAATACTGCAAGATGCCAAAGCCATCGTTGAGCCTGTCGTTCGCACAGCTGCAGGCGCTTACCCTGACCGATACCTGTCTGGCATGTCTCGAGCCTGGACTCAAGGCACAGCCAAAAAGTTTCCTTACGACAAAACAAAAGCCGTCAAAGGAATACAAGTCAAAGTTGACACGCGCAAAAAATCACAGTCAACAATTACAATCATTCAGAAAAACCCTGCAGCAACAATCATTGACATGGCAGGCAAAAAAGGCGGCAAAACCCCAGCAGGCAAAAACATGATCGCTGGATTAACAATGCATTTTGGTGGGCCTAGTCGAGTGATGTGGCCGTCCTACGATCTCAACGCTGATCAAGTAAACCAAAACATGGTGGAACTCGTTGACACAATCACAGACCAAATCAACGTGGCGTTAAGCAGGAGCAACCTCTAATGGCTATTCGCATTCCCATCATCACAGAACTTGACCCAAAGGGACTTGAAAAAACTTTTGAGCAGTTTAAAAAATTAGAGACCAATTCCCAGCGCGCGGCGTTCGCTGTCAACAAAGCATTCTTGCCGGCTACGGCGGCGCTTGCTGCTTTGGGTGCTGGTTTGGTTATTACGGCAAAGGCGGCTGCGGCTGATCAGGCTGCACAGGCTCAACTTGCACGTCAGTTGCGGGCAACGACTGGTGCAACTGATGAACAGATTAAAGCCAATGAAGAGTTTGTTAGTTCTTTGTCTATGGCGGCAGCGGTTGCAGATGATGAATTGCGTCCAGCGCTTGCCAGCCTGGTGCGTGGTACGGGTGATTTAGCAACGGCACAGGATGCGCTGAAAACCGTACTTGACGTAAGTGCGGCGACTGGTAAGTCAGTCCAAGAGGTAGCGGACGCGGTCAGCAAAGCGTATGGCGGAAATACAAAAGCGATTAAGGCTTTGTCACCAGAGTTGTTTTCGCTAATTAAAGACGGCGCAAGTGTTGATGAGGTAATGAAGTCACTTGCCAACACGTTTGGCGGGTCGGCAACAACTGCTGCAAACTCCGCGGAAGGTCAATTTAAAAAGTTTGGCATTGCCATGGACGAATTAAAAGAATCCATCGGAACTGCTTTGCTACCAATAGCAACAAAATTCATTGGCTTTTTGACCGACCTTGCAAATTGGGCATCCAAAAACACTTACCTGATTGTTGGAATTGGAACCGCCATTGGTTTAATTGCCACAGCCGTGATTGGAGTAAACGCCGCATTTAAGATTTATCGAGCCGCTGCGCTTTTAACTCAGGGCGTAAACTTCTTGCTGGCGACATCATTTACCGCCGTTCAGGTCTCTACGGTTGTAGGAATTGCAACCGCTGTTGCCGCCGCCGCCGCGCTTGCCGTATACGTCACAAAAATTAAAGGCATTCAAGCACAGCTTGGAGCGCCAACAGAACAAGGTTTCATTGGCCCACAGTTGACGCAAGAACAATATGACGCAATGGACAAAGCGTTCAAAGCAACACAAAAACTTGGTGGCGGTGTTGACACCATGAAACAAAAGATTGAAGCCGCAAGAAAAGAACTTGCCGACCAATTTTCTAAAGCATTAGATTTTGCTACAGACAAACTTGAAAAAGCCCGAAAAGCCTATGAAGATTTTGCAGGCACAGTTTCAAGTTCTTTAACAGGAGAATTTTCTGTTTCTGATGCTGCAAACGCAGCCAAAGAAGCCGGCACAAGCATTCTTGATCAGCTCAACCAGCAAGCCGCTGGAGCCAAACAATTCGGCAAACAAGTTGAGCAACTGCTCAGCCTGGGCATATCCGAAAACGCTTTAAAGCGCGTCCTAGAGGCTGGACAAGAGGCTGGTAGCGCAATTGCCACAGAACTCATCCAAGGCGGCTCAGAAGCCATTACAGGCCCCAATGGCATTAACCAGTTAGTAAGCGACCTGAACTTTGTTGCTGATGCCCTTGGCATTTTGGCAGCTGATCAGTTTTATGCGTCAGGTGTCAAACAGGGTGAAGCATTGGTACAAGGCATCTCAGACGCTATTGCCAAGGCTCAACTAAAACTTAAAAACCCGAACCTGAAATTGGCAGACCTTAAAGGCATTGGGGCGGCATTCTCAAGCACCGTGGCAAACCTGAATCAAGGCCCGCAAGCCTCACCATCGTTCACAGGCGACACGTCAGGCATAATGGCAAACCGTAACAGCAACTACACCGTCAACGTCACAGGCGGACTTGCCACAAGCGCCGAGATCGGTGAAAGCGTTGTTAACGCATTGCGCGCATACTCACGCTCCGCAGGTCCACTACAGATACCGGTTGCATAATGCCAGGCACCGCAGTCCTTGACTCTGGCAACTATTCACTAAACATTGCCACAGGATTTCAAGTAGACGCGTTTGTCTTAGATGGTGCACTCAAAGGAGTCCTAGACAACACGTCCTATGTGCTTGACGGCACCACAGAATTTGCTGACGTCATGTCATCAACCACAAACGCCGTTGTGCGCCGTGGACGCCGTGACGTTGGCGACCAATTCAGCGCTGGAACAATGGCATTTACCATCCAAGACGTGGACGGCATTTTCAACCCGTTTGATCAAAACAGCCCGTATTACGACACCGCCGAATCCAAGCCTGGGCTTGCCCCATTGCGCGAAGTACAGCTCATCCGTTACGACTCCACCAATGACCAAGAATTTTTGTTTAGCGGATATGTCGTCAATTACGACTACAACTTTGCGCTAGGCGGTCTAGATACCGTGACGGTGTATTGCGCTGACCAGTTCTATCTACTAGCCCAAACCTATTTAGACGCATTGAACCCATCGTCAGAAACATCAGGTCAACGCATAGAAACAGTCCTTGACCTGCCAGAAGTTGACTTCCCTGTTTTAGCTCGAGACATCGCCACAGGCACCGTCAACCTTGGCCACGATGCTGCTTATAACGTGCCGGCAGGAACTAGCGCGCTGGGCTACATAACCCAGATCAACGAAACAGCCGAATTCGGGCGAGTGTTTATGTCTAGGGCAGGCGTGTTCACATTCCAAGAACGCATCGGCACCACGTTAAGCGCGCCATTAGCCGAGTTTAAGGACGATGGCACAGGGTACAAGTTTGATGGCGTTGGCATCAGTTTTGAGGCTGACTCCGTTATCAATCGATCGGTCGTTACAGGCCTGGACGGTGACACATACACGGCCACAGACCCCACGTCAATTGCCACATATTTTATTCAAACGGCAAGCATTACAAACAGCCTGTTACATGATGCTGGCGAGATTCAGACCGCAGCCGAGTACCTTCTAAACCCAGAACCCGAGGCGCGTTACACATCAGTAGAAACCAAATTCCTAATGCTGACCACAGGACAAAAGGACACGCTTGCCACCGTGGACATAGGCGACACGATTAGCATTGAAAAGACGTTCCCTAGCGGTGCCGGCACAACCCAACTGGCGCAAGAGCTGTCAGTTGAGGGCATCGAGCATTATCTGGATTTCAGCACGGGCCACAGGGTGCTGTACTCCACAGCCCCAACAACGATCGTTTACGAGCTAATACTTAACGATGCGGTGTATGGCACCATTGACACAACAAATGTTTTAGGATAGGAGCACCATGCCAGTTACCACGTACACAGCCGGCGAAGTTTTGACTGCCGCTTCGCTTAACAACAACTTTTCTGCAGTAAGCCCGCAATTTGCCACGTTTAACGAAACACAAGCAAACGGCACGGATGGCGGCGCGTCCATTGCAACAACTTGGACGACAAGGGTTATTAACACCACGGTTGTCAACGCAATTACTGGCGCATCATTAGCAACTAACCAAGTTACGTTGCCATCTGGCACCTATGTTGTGACCGCATTCAGCCCGTTTCGTAACACTAACTTGACAAAAATTAGACTATACAACGTCACGGATGCGTCAATTACGGCAATAGGTCAAAATACAAACATGGATAGCGGCGGTTCGGTTGGCGGTGTTGCCACTTTGCAAGCACAATTTACAATTGCAGCATCAAAGGCTTTTGCCGTTCAGTATTATTGCCAAACTGCCACAGCATCGTTTGGTTTGGGTCGCGCGGTCAGCGCAAGCACATCAGAAAT